AAAAACCTAATCCAAACGCGTTTCTCCATTTGGTAGTGTCCTTTCTAAAATTTGAATTGTCTTTTACCTCTGTCCATATTCCTTCTTTTGGATCAAAGAGGTTATTTTTGATAAAACGAAGATCATCTTTCACTTCGTCGTGGGCAGACCTGTTATCTTGTTTGATTTTTTCTACTTCGGTAAATATTTGTTCTATCTGATATTCTACTATCCTTAATATTTCCTTTGTAGTTTGATTTTTGTTCATTGCTGCCATACTTTATTATTACGTGTTTTTACCAAAAAATTACTTGTTTTTGCTTCTTCTTTTTCTTTTTTAATTTTTCGTCTTCTTTTCTTTGCTGCTCTATACCAAGGTCCCAAGTGTTCCAACCTAAGGCTAATGCTATTCTTTGCCATGCTTGGTTTTGATTGTTTAAGGCTTCAGATGTATTTTTTATTATTTTAACAACCTGATCAGCTGGTATGTTTGCACCCGCTGAAAGAACATTAGCTAAAGCTTCGTACGCTGGATTGTCTAAAGCAAAACCTTTCTCTGATATTTCTTTTCTATTAAACTTAATAGTTTGTGTTGCTCCATATACTTTTCTTGCTTTACTACCTATTGGCGGTGACAAGTTAAGTGCTTCAATTAATGTATACGTATGATCAGCTCTAAAACCTTTAGCGTCTTGCTCAATAAACTTTAACGCCACGTTTTTTATTGTAGATATAGCCGCACCGTAAACACCAGTACCTCTTAGTATAGTATCTGCCATACTATTAGCTATACGATCATATCTTTTCTTAGTTTTTTCATCTTCCTCATCATCAAACGCTATGGCAAATAATGCTTGTTGCATTGCGTTAAATATAAGGTTTTGCATAGCACCGTAATATAATATCTTTGATATATTAGTTTTTGTATCACCTCTACCATTAGCTAAATCTAACGCGGCTTTCTTAATCAACCTAGTATACTGCATAGGTGTATTTTGAAACGCTAGTATTATTCTACCTAATGGACCAGCTTGCTGTTCAGATATAAGATCCGGTCTCGCTGATTGCTGCGATACCTCAGATATTTCTTGAAAATCTAAAAATGCTTTTGCTTCAGCATCTTTCAAAGACATACCTTGCTTTACATATGTGTTTGCTCTGTTTCTAAATAATGTAGCACCACCCGTAGCAATAGCAAAACTATCTGCTATCTGTGTAAATATAAAACCTTTTTTAAGAAGATGTGATACAATAGCTGTAAACTTATCTTTTGAATTAGCAGCTTGATTTACTATTTCAGATGCGCTAACATCAGTTTGTAGACCTGCTCTTCTTTGCTTTAACATGTCCGAGTTAAATATTCTAGCGAAATCTTTAGCAAATTGTGGGAAGTTAGCTATAGCGGCTGCAAATTTAATAGGGTTGTTATCAGACCAGTTTATAAAGTTTATACTAGATATTAACTGTAAAACGGCAGATCTTCTGTTAAAAAACATTATTGTACCTACAGAATTATTTACCCAGTCTGTAAATCTATTAACTAATTTATTATTACCCTTTTGTCTATTACTACCGTTTTCCATACGGTATAATATATCTTCTAAAGCTTCTCTAAAACTAGTTCCATATAGAGCTTCTATTTTATTTAAATTATCTTTAGAGAATATAATATTTTTATTTTCTATCCACTCTTTTAAAAATTCTTTTCTATTAACTTTTGTGTTAATGTCATTTATATCACCTAGCACACTACCAGCAACCCAGTTTTCATCTGGTAAAACATAACCATCTGGTTGATTACTTACCTTACCTAATTTGTCAGCATAAGCCATCATTTCAGGGTCATTTTTTACGATACTAACTAAAGTGCTTAAATCTCTTTTAGATATACCAGGTATGTCAATACCATTTTTATCCCAAAGATATACTCTTATAGCAGCTCCAAATGTAAAGTTATTATAATCAGTTGCTTTAGTTAATTTTTTCTTAACAGCTTTATATTCTTTATTTAACGCATCAAACTCGTTACTTAATCTTTGCTTAGCTGTGTTCATGTTGTTGAACGCTCTACTAAACGGGTCAATTAAAGCTTTCTTTAAAAATGCTAATTGCTTTTCTCCTTTTTTACCTTTACCAACAAAGTGATACATTAATCCTAAAAAGTCCTCTGCTGATGGTGGTACAAATAATCTTTTCCAAAAACTATCTGATTTAGCGCCTCTAACCCTCGCTGCTGCTTCTGAAAATTTAGCATTAGGATCTAAACCCTTGTTATCTGCTATTATTTGATTAAACTCTTTGTCTAAATCTAAAGAAAACTTTTGCTCAACTTGATATGTTTTACCTTTAATATCTAATACATCTAAAACTTTTTGTACTGCTTTAACATTTTGAATAGCGTCATCAGCAAATAAGAAATCATTATAACCTAAAGCTGCCATTTCAACTATTACTTCAGCTTTTGCTTCTGGTCTACCATCTTCTAATCCCACTATATTTTCTAATTTAATATCTAGCCCAACACCTTTTAAAAATTTCCTTATTGGTAAAGCAGACTCAGCCGGTCTAGCTGTAATTATATAAATATCACTGTTACCAAATTTGTCTTTTAATGCTTTTGCTTTATTAAAAAATGGTCCTTTTTTACCTTTTATAACTTTATTAAATTGTTGAAAATCAAAGCTAGCGCCTTCATTTACAAGATTGTCATGTTGTTGTGCGAATTCTGCTGGTGTTATTTCATTGGTTGATCCATCAGGCATATTAACTATAACCTTACTATCACTTGTAGCTAATGTATCATCAAAATCTATAAAGCTAGCACCTTTTTTAGGTGGGTTTTTTCTTCTAGCCATTTCTAAAGCTTTATCGTAATTTTTAAACTTTTCTATATCTAAAGAAAATGATTGTTTATTGATAGCGAGAGCGTTAATTTCCATTGTTTCCGCTAGGGTATCGTTGAGGTTTTTTCTTGTTGTGACATTTATAAAATTTTTCCTTTTATTAGGTGGGATAGCGCCTAGCTTCATCATACCAGCGTTTTTAACATCCTGACCATTTTTCATTTTAGTATCTAAAACCTTACTTATATTGTCCATATAAACCGTGTTCTTACTATCATTAATACTAATTGTCATTTGTTTAGCTATTTTTAAAGCTTTAGTGATATATGTGTTTTGGTTTATTTTACCACGCATATATTGATCATTAATTTTATCAAATTCAACTAAACTTTTAGCGTTTTCTTGAAGATGTTCTATATACAACCTTGATTCTTTACCTGTAAATTGTTTTTTACCCTCAATAATTTCTATAAAATCTACTATAACAGAACCTTTAAATATAGAATCTATTGCACTTGTTGTTGCTTGTTGCATTCTAGTTATATCAGCTTTTGCCTGTGCTTTATCTTCTTTGTTTTTAATATTGTGTGCATTTTTTAACAGTTCGGCAAGTTTTAAATTATAAATAACTATTGCTTTATACGCATTTTTATTGTGTTTTTTTATAGCATCCCAAGGTATTTCGTTTATTTTATTTTTTGAATTACTTTCTAGTACACCTCGTATTTCTTTTTCTAATTTAGAACCTTTATATATAGCGTGTTCTAAAAACTTCCAGTCAGCGTCTGTCTGTAGTTTCTTATGTGATTCAATGTTATCTAATTTTACATTCTCTTTGTTTAAATGTTTTTGAGCTCCCTCCACTAACTCTTTAGCATATTTATTATCCTTTACCCATGGTGATCCTTCAACATTCATTCCACGTGTGGTTAATCCAAACCTTATAAAAGAGCTAATGCTAACCTTTCCACCTTGAGCACCAAAACCAAATTTTTTCAAAAGTTCAGGTGAAAATGTTTTAAATAACTCAAGTGTCTTACGGGCTATTTGTTTTTGATCTGTTTCATTTTTAGCAGCAAATGACTTACCAATTACATCCATAACACCCTCGTTTTCACCGATAAATTTTGTTTTCATGTAAATTGTAAACCTGCTAAATTTAGATTTTTCTAAAATATACTCCGCGCTATTAACAAACTTTTCTATTATATCTCTTATTTTTTTATTTTTTATCTTTTCTAGTACATTTGATTTATTGTTCTCATACCACCTACGTGTGGAAATACCATTTTTACCAACAGAGTATTGACCTAAAATCTCCTTTACTGGTTTTCTGTTTTTATCAAGGATGGTTAATTCGTCTGGTGTTAAACTAAATCTTTGTCGCACGTTTGTAGCCGCTTTAGTTTTATCAATAATCTCGTCTACTTTTAATTCAGACAATTCAACAATATCTTTATCAACAGTAAAGTTCAAAGATTGTGTTATTTCTTGCGCAGCTTCAAATGACATGTAGTTTGATATTTCTTCTACTATCTTATCTTTTCTGTTGTTTACATTTTGCGCTGTATCATCAAGGAAATAAGCTAAGTATTGATCTTCAACTCGTGACCAAGGTTGTTTCATAAACTTATAAGGCTCTGATGTATCACTTCTTTGGTATCTCTTACCAGTAGATTTAGAAAATAAATCTGGATTATTTTTATCACCTCTAAATCTTTTATTTAAAGTTTCTACGTTAACATCATTAAAAAATGTTTCAAAATTATCTTCTAAAAACTTCTTATATACTTTTTTATCTTTAATAGTGTTCTTAATATCTTTAGCTATATTTTGGTTTCTAAATTTACCTTGTAAAAATTTTTGGATTTGTTTTGGTGATTTACCTAATGATATTAGCTTAGTAGCTTGTACTACAAGATTTTCAACATTAGTTTTAAATTTCTCTTGAATTTCTGGTTCTAATGTAATTTTACTACTTATAGGTGGCGTATCTACTTCTTCAACCGTGTCATCTACTTTTTTCTTAGCTTTTCTTTCTTGTGATTCTGTTAATTTAGTTTCTTTTGTTTGCATTTGTTTAGCCGCTGAACCTCTCTTAAAATCAACGTATGAATTTACATAAGCATCAAAATCTTTATTTTTACTAGGATCAAAAGCTTGTATGTGCTGCATTAGCTTTTCTATTGTAGCCGCTGTATAATCGTTAATTAAATCTTGTCTCTCTTGTCTACTAACATTATCAATTCTTTGTCTTGATTTTACAAGGTCTCTTGCTATAGGTAAAAATGGTTTTATAATTTGCTCTAAATTACCTAAACCTCCCTCTTGATATAATCTATTAACCTTTTCTTTTCTTTCCGCTGGATCTAATCTATATTGCTCAAATGGATCTACGTCAAAAAGCGATTTTTTTTGTCGTGCTGATTCTTGCTCTTTTATAACAATGCTTTTAGCGCGTTCCTTTAGATTTTCACCAAACGTTAGTTTTCCTTTATATTTATCCTTAACTCTACCTGCTTTAAAATCTTTATTATACTCCTTAATAAAATTAAACATATCTTTAGCGTTATCAATTACTAACTCTCCGCCAAATATTTGTTTGTAAAACTGTTTAAATAAATCAATTATTTTATCAAACGTGTTTTGTTCAAATGTTAAATCACCATTTGCCATTGCTTCAGACGCTAATGTAAAAACCTCCTCAAATAAATCAGCTTGACTGTAATTACCATCTTTTACTAATTTTCCATATGCTTCAAATCTTTTTATAAAATCACTGTTAGCTATTTTCTGACCGTTTTTATCACGTACAAAATTTCCTTTCCCATCTTTAAGATATAGGTCTTTTGTTGATATTTTATCTAAATAATTTTTTAATTCTTGACCTAATTTAATAGTAATAGCATCATTGTTTTTTAAAGACTTTTTTAATATAGCGTGTAAAATTTCATGTTGACCCGTTGTAAACCTTTGTGTTTTTCTAGCCGCATCTTTATTTATAATTATTGTATCTTTACCGTTTTTATCTGTAATTATACTACCAAGCCCATCTGATGAGTATTTTTGTTTATCTGTTAGATTATTATCTTTATTAAACTTTTCAACAAAAGCGTCAACCTCTGTTTGAGAGCCAGAAAATACATCAGCACCTAACTTATCAGCAAATGCTTCTGTTCTTGTTATATCTGCTTTAATATATTTATCTATAATTTCTTTTTGTTCTGCTTTTAATTCAGATAGCTTTTGTTTGTTAAAATTAGTATCACTACCTTTTATTTTATTTATTTGCATTTCTAAATCAACTATTCTAGCTCTATCAGCTTTATCAGTAATATCCTTGTCTAATTGATTGTCAATTATAAATTTATTTTTTCTGTCGTTTATTTCTCTTTCTAACGTTGGATCGTTAGTAACTTTAATTTTTGACCGATATATGTCTGCATCGGTCATGTCACTAAGCATTTCCTTTATACGCTCTCTGCTATATTCTTGCTTTCCAATAGTGTACTTCGGTGGTTTAAGCATTGTGTCAATTACACCGGCTGTTGTGGTAACTGGCGCTGTACCAAGTCCCGCAAAACTTTCAAGCCATATTTCTTTAGCATCTAATGCTTTACCTTCAATTGTCATACCCGCAGCTTCTCCAATACCACCACCTAAAATTTCAGCTGCACCACCTACAGTACTAGCGGCTGTACCAGCTGCTAACCTACCAGTCAAACTTGTTCCTACCTTTGATGACACTCTTGAAAATACATTACCAGCACCTTTAGCTCCAACGAGTGAGAACATACCTTCAACAGCTCCTATCGTCATACCTCTACCTAATGATATATTTGTTATTCTACGCTGATCTTCCTCGTTATTTAATAGATCAATTATGTTTTCAGAGGTCATTTCTAAACCTTTTTCTTGTAGCTGCTCACTTATTAAATTAGTAAAAGTCATAGCGTTTTCCATTGCTACACCTGATGCGCCAAAATACGCAGCTGGACCAGTAAGTAAAAGACTAGGTAAACCAGTACCACCTGTAGCAGCCGCTGTACCCGCTGCAACAGTACCAACAGCTCCTACACCTGCTTTAAATGACGATGAGTTAAACATCTGTGCCATGGATTTTACAGCAGCTGATGTCATACCAGCAAAATTACTACCTGTCGCTGTCATTAAAGCTAATGTGTTTGCTTTAAGTGAACCGTGTCCTTTTTTTAAATTTTCTAAATAATTTTCTTGATACGCGTTTTCCCAATCTAAATAATCTTGAGACTCTGGCGTCATTTCCATTGCTTGCGCTGCTACCACAAATTGCCTTAATTTTTCTGGGTCAACATCTTCCGCGTCAAAACCATTGCCTAATCCCATTTCACCTAACATTGATTCTAGATTCTCACCTCCAAAAGCATCATACATAGTATTTTGTACATCACCTCTTATACCATAACCTGATTTTATATCATCTAAATAACTATCATAACCTAAAAAACCAGCAAGCCCACCCACAAGTCTATGTATCGGATTTGATTCTATTTTTTTATCATAATATTCTATTAGTTGCTCTGGTGTTTCAAAGCGCTGTAAATCAATTTGTTTTTGTTTTTCATCTCGAGTGTAATTAGAGAATGCAGACTCAGATGAAGGCATGTCCTTTAATTTAGCTAAACTTTTCTTAATGTTATCTTGTATGTCTGGTTGAGATGCTACATTAAAAAAAGGTTGAGATTTAGATTGAGGTTGAGGAGGTTTACCAAATAACTCAGGGTTAGTGATTTTTAATTGATCTATTCTAAGGCGAATAGCCGCTGGAGACATACCAGCTCTTTCCATACGTCTAATTAAAATATTTAATTCCTCCATTGTTATTGTTATTTTACTCCATATCTATCTGCTGGAGATATTAATTCTTTGTCTTTTAAAAAATTATATATAGCTTGATCATCACTAATATCACCCCTAAACGAAGTTAAACCATTACGGTTATCTACAGTAAACATCATAGATCCACCGTATCGTTTATCAAACTTCTCTCTAGCTTCTCCCGCTGTAATTGGTTTGCCGTCAGCACCTGTGATTCCAGCCAAAACTTGATTTTGTGAATAAATCTGAAACGCATCATCACTCTTGATAATGTTAGTGTAAGGATAAACACTAATAGACTTATTGTAATCATCCATAAGTCTCTCTACAAGCTGCATGTTAGATTGCTCCTCTCTTTTTATGTGTGGGTATTCTTCACCAATTGGAAGAGGGTAATCTTTTGCTTCTTCATCATTAAGTTTTCTACCAAAAATATCACGTTTTTCAAAAAACGCATCTGGATCAGTTTCCCTAACATGAGTCTCTTCTCTAGCTGTAGCTATTCTATTTAAATATTCATTATCCTCTTTTCCAGTGTCAGGTACCATTGTTTTCATGTAATCTATTGTACCTTCGTATTCTTTTGATGTAGCAAAAGAAATCATAGCGTCTTTGTTTGTCATTAAATTTTGGTAATCCATAGACTGTTCTTTACCATAAACATCATTCCACGTAAATGTAGGATTTTCTCCTGGCGCTAAATCACTAATAAAAGCAGGTGTACCACCTTCACCGTCCATGTCATTTAGTAGGTATGCTTGTAGTTGATCTGTTTTCATACCTCTAAACTGTGTTAATATTTCATTTCTTATTCTATTATTGTTAGCTTCGTTTTTAATGTCGTATGTACCATTTTTAATTTCAGCACCATATGCTAATTCATTTTTTATTAAATTATTTTGTTGGTCATATGGCATAGCAGTTAATGTAGGTAAATTATCACTACCTATAGGTTTACCATCATAATTAGTTTCTGGAAAATTAAAACTTCCATCATCATTTATTTCCATATCACCATAACCCGCACCAAACTGTCTATCAACTAAAAAACCTAAAGCATTTTCACTATTAAATGTTTTAGCAACTTCATTATAACCCTCACCACCATTAGGTGATCTCATGTCTATAGCTGTTTGCCTTGATTTTTTAAAGTTATCTAAGTTTGTACTAAAATTATTAAATGAAGCTTCTATTCTTATCTTTTGATTATTTAATTCAGCCCAAGCTGGATTTTTAGAGTTCATGCCTTCGGCACTTAAAGCATCTAGAACGTCACCATATTCTTGCTGTTTACCTTTTAACCACGAAAAAGCGCCTTCATGTATAGATGGATCCACCTTGTCAACAAAGCTAGTATCTGTTATTGTAGCCATTTGGCTGTCTCTCCACTTGTCCTTAGCAGCTTGATTTGCTTTTTCTATAGCTCTAGCTGCGTCTATTCTAGCTCTTATTTGAGCACCTATAGCAAAGCCAGTCTGTGCTCCTCTTTGTGCTGCGGCTCCAGAAGTATCTGGTGCAGCCATACGTTGTGGTGTTATTGTTCTATAATTAATTGCCATTTTATTCTTCTTTATTCTCTGTTTGTTTTGATGCTTTTTTAGCTTTTATTCTTTTAACTAAACCGCTTATACCTTTTATACCTTGACCTAGAGGTGTTGATAAAGCTGCTGCTTTTAACCCTGACCCAAATTTTGTTTCAGTAAATTTTTTCTTAGCTTTTACTGTTGCAGCTGCAGTTCCAGATGATTCATCCGCTGAACCTGCTTCATTTGGCTTATTCATTTTGACAACTGGATTAAATGTAGAATATAAACCACCCATGCTTCTTCCACTAGGAAGAGTTCCTCCGCTTATATTAAGCTTAAAACCTAATTGTGGCATATTTATACCAGTCAAAGACGGCATTGTAGATATGTTTGATTGCAACATATTGTTTACCGAGGTATTTTGCGCGTCGTAATTTTTAAAAAAATCATCTTGAGCATTTATTAATTTTTGTTGTTCGTTTTCTGCACTCATAGTTTTTAATTTATTTTGTTGGTGCCATTGCAGCGAGTGATGCTCCAGCTTGTGCTATTCCACCAACTATTGAATCTTTAGCTGCTTGTCTAGCTGCGTTTGCATCTTGTACTCTAGACATAGACATCTGTGTTAATGTTCCTATTTTATCTGCTTCCATTTGTCTTGACATTGCTTCACCTTGCATTTGCATATTTTGTACGTTAGCCGCACCTTGTGCTGCTGCCATTTGATTTTGTTGTTCTTGCTGTGCTATTGAAGCAGAAGCTTGTTGCATGTTTTGTGATTGTTGATTTGCCATAGCTTGAGCTAAAGCTGCAATACCACTACCACCAGCTGCGCCACTCATAGCACCCATTGTGTTAGCTAAACCTTGTTGCTGCTGTTGTGCTGCAAAATCTGCTGCTTGTGTATTTACCGTAAGATCTTCAAAGGTGTTTTGCATACCCGCGTATGGGTTAGAGGTATCTAAATTAGTATAAGCTGCTTTATTCATAGCTAGCTCTTCTTTAGCTGCTGCTTGCTCTCTTCTTCTTTTACCGCTACCTACTATACCGCCTACTACTCCTGATAATGCTGCTACGCCTGCTCCTATTGCCTGTGGTACCATAATTTTTTAATTTTAGTTTTATACATATTATTATTACACATTATTTACTACTTTCAAATATCTCTGATCCAACAGCGTATAACTCAACTGCATCAGAGTCGTCATTTCTCATTTTAACCTCAGCATAATAACCATTAACTGATGATAAATTAGCTCTATTATTCTTGCTAAATAATATCATTTGACTACTTGTTGGCCGTATTTGTGCCTCTGGTATTTCACATGTTAATGTTTTTGCTGTAGTAGCTGTACATTTACCAATACCCTGTAATGTACCATCATTTTTTTGATGATATATAATATCGTTTATTTGTAATGATGTGTTAATATCGTTTGTAAATGTCATTGTTATTGTATCTGCCATAATCTTAATTTTAAGGTGTTGCTTCTAACCATATTCTTACTCCAATTTTTATATTAGATGAAGAGCTAGAAGATAGGTATGTTAAACCAATATTAGATATAGTACCTGTACCAGTGCCACTAACCGTACCTGTTCCAGAAACTGTTATGTTACGCCTTTCGCCGCTAGTTGATGCGGCATCTCCAACACCTGTTATTGTTGTTACCGCAGAACCAGATGGTATATATAAATACGCTTTTATCTCACCGTTAGCAAAGTTATTACCATCCCAGTTACCTTGTATTGTCATCGTGTTTATAGTATGACTTGTTGATCCACCTGATATAACCTTAGGCGTTGCTGCTGTGGATGTCACGTTAGGACTTCCACCACCATACTCTTTACTATCATCTGTTACACTACCAGCGCTATCTATTGTTAATAATGTAGTTCCTCCAGAACCACCACCACCTGTACTACCAAGTTGTAAACAGTGATCTAGATTAATTTCACATGCTAAATCTGTAGATCCATATTTTAATATTTGTACATCAGCTTCTATTTTACAAGTGTCTTTCGCTCCAACGTTAGCTGTTGGTGTAATTGCTATATTATTTAAATCCCACTCCCAATCATTCGCTGGCTTTACTGTTAACTCAGCTCCATCAGCTATATTACAACCTGAAGCATTAGCAAGAACAATAGTGTTAGCATCTGTTACGCTACCAATTGTAGCACCAGCTGGAACACCAGTTCCCTCAACAAGCATACCTACAACAAAACTACGGTTGTCGTCATCAAAGTTTACAGTAACGTTGTTACCACTAACCGCTCCGTCTACTGTATTAATTGTTTCTGCTTGTGTAAATAATTTTTCATCTTGTGGTAGTGTTACGGTAAATGACTCTGTGTTTCCGTTAGCTTGAACAGTTGTTTCAAACTTAAACGAACCAGCATCTGCATCACTTGAAGGCTCACCAAAAGCGTAGTAATTTTTTGTTACACTACCATGATCTGGTCCATTTTCAATGTTAGCTGCTGTTTCAGTTGCTTTTAATGTAAATGAAACATCTGCATTTTGACCAATACTAAAATCGTGATCACCATCGTTATCAGCGTCTAAATTACCACCTAAAACAGGGTGTGCTGTTGTTGCGTTAATTTTATATGCAAACGTTTTAGTTGCAGATGATGCTGCGTAAACCTCTGTTATATCAACCACACCTGTATTACCTATTGTTAATGTTGTGTCTGATGTTACAAATGTAGTACCGTTCCAATAGTGCAAAGTACCAGCGCTACCACTACCAACCGTTATCTGTCTAGTAAACTTAAACGTAGCACCTGGCATACCAGCTACAGTCATTGTTCTAGTTTCGCCTCGTCTACTAATAGGTTTAGTTGATGCAAAAAATGCTGTAACTTGAGTATCTGGATCTACAAATATTTTTTCTGCGTGTGCTGTAAATAATATTTTATCCGTTGTAGGATTATTTGTGCTATACACATATTTTACAGTAAATGTAATTTGATTTTGATCACCATCCCAATTTGATTCAGCTATAGTATAACTACTAATATCATCTTCATCTTGTTTAATTATCTCAGCCGTTGGCTTGACGTTAAACTTAAAGCCATCTACTTCAAAAAATGTAACATCTTTAGTGTCAGCAGTTGCATAATCAAAATGACCACCTGATCCAGCTGTTGGTGTATTTACTGTTAATTTCCAATATCCTGAATTATGAGTTACGGCTGACACTTTAAATTCAGTAAAGTTTGTTGTACTACCATTCTCAGCAACCCTTACAAAACCTTTTGTTATCGTATTTTGATTTTGCAATAAAGCATATTGTGATTGCTTATCAACACCTCCAGCTGTATCGTCAATATATATTTCCGTTACACTAGCAGCGTTACTATTATTAAACTTAATTTTACCAGCACCAGGATCACTATCAGATGTATTGGTATCAAAAGTATAATCAACCGCGTTCATATTTTGGTATGCAGCCGCTTTATCTTCTTTAGCTGTAAATGTTTTTGTGAATACTGTAGCTGCCGTGGTATTATAAGTACCAGTTCCACTATAAGCAACGTCTTTTATGTTAGCTGGGCTAGATGTAGTATTACTTTCTACAACATCAAAAGTTCCAGCAACAGAGTAATTATTTGCTGTTGCAGCACCTGTTATATTAACTTGTACAGTTTGATCATTACTAGGCATTGTAAAGCTTAATGGTACAGTCATCACAATATTATTCCCAGACTGAGCAAATGTAGCATTACCCATAGCGTCAGTAACTGTTGAACTTGTTTCACTCGCAAACGCAAATGACGTGGCATCTATTGTAAAACCTGTATTTGGCTTTATTGTTAGTGTAACACTTTCAGATATACTAGCTCCAGGAGCTTTAGATAATACAACAGTAGCAGATACATCAGTATTATGTCCACTTGTAGTATTGTTTATACTAACTGTAACATTTTTATTTGTAGGTGTTACATCACCACTTAACTCAGCAAACGTACCTAAACCTTGCACTGAAAACTCTTTTGAATCTAAGTTACCTAAGCTTGTTTCTTCACCTTTTATATAATTAAACCACTTACCTTCTTTACTTTTAAATTCTTTAATAATACCAGATTGCTTATCAGTTTCAATAGACTCTGCGTACCAACCTTTACCCACTGTTTCTGACAACGCTGTCCACTCTGCTTGTGTAGGTGTTAATGGATTTATTTGGTCCCAAGTTAAATTAGAATAACTCTTACTATTTATAGTACCAGTATACGTATATTTTCTTGATTTTGTTCCTTCGTAGTTTAACGTTTTAAACGACTTCATTGATGAAGGCGAATCATTAATTAATACTGTAACTGTTGTTGCATAGTCTTTTGTTGTATCATTTTGGTTGGCTGACACATCATAGAATTTATTTCTTACGGGGTTGTCATGTGAAAACAGCTCACCATTTTTAAATGAATAATACGTATTGTTTAAAGAACAAGCATCTTCTGGTATAAATGACTTAAAACTTGTCCAACCATCAACTCTTTCATCAAAACAAACTGTATAGTTATCAGTACCTTTTAAAGTTAGATTATAACCACCCTTATATTGGTCATAACTACCTAGTAATGACGTAGACGCTGCTAGATTGTCCTTAAACCAATCTGTCATGCCCTTTTGCGCTATATTAGTTAAACCGTCTCTAGATAACCTTAAAACAGCTCCTCGCGCTTTGTCTGTAAAATATATCCTATATGCGTGAGAACTAAATGACTCTGGATTTTTACTTATACCATAGTCACCAACGTATGGTACCGCCTGTCCTAACACTCTATTTGTAGCTGTTAATTGAGGATTACCATCAGCATTAAATAAAGCATCTTTATTAGCTAATATTCTAATAATTTTATCTTCACAAAATGTAATAAGATCAGTATCTCTTGCTTTTAATTTTTGTATACTACCATAATGTGGGTTAATATCTTTTGTTATTGGCTCTGCTTGTATAAATTGATTTAATCTGTTTATACCTGATGTTGAATTAAATATACCAGAGAATATTAAACCATTTTGTTTTTGATCTTCTTTGTATTGTTCTGCTAATACAGAAGAAACTTTAGGGCCTTTATCTATTAAAGGCGCATTAAAATCATCGTTAATTCTATTTGATTCTACACCGTTACCAAACGAGTAACAATTAAACCAGTCTAATGTTTGTGATTGGCCGTGAACTTGACCATCTGTTATAACAACTGATGTACTACCGCTTGTTAATGCTCCGTTTACTGTTACTGTAAATGAATACACATCGTCATTTGATGAAATAGTTAACGTTGATCCATCGGCTATTGTACCGCCACTTGTTGCTTGTGACAATGTAAACGTGTTTGCGTCTGTTATACTACTTATCGTTGTGCTTGCTGGTATATGTGTTCCAGTAACTTTCATACCTTGTTTTAATATAGGTATTGAATTACTTGCCTCGTAGAATAATTCTAAATCAACAGCTTCTTTAGGTTCTGTTTCAAATATAGCTGGATTTTCAGATGATAATGTTTCATTGTTTATATTAACAATTTTCTTCATTATACGTATGGCTTTGATTCTAGCCGATGAGCCAGTTCCAGCTAAATTAAATGAATCATCATAACCTTCACCTGTTTTTACGTTTTTAAAATTAACTGTATATTCTCTACGTTTACCACCTATTTTCTTTCTATGTCTCTTTCTACCACTTCTGTATTGATAATCTACATCAGTATATTCTATCTCATATATAGATCCCTCAAAGCCATTTTCATTTTCAAACTGAAAGTACGTACCAGCGCTAGATATTGCTTCTAAAAATGGATTTAATACGTTACTAGCATCGTGAGCATCGGATTTATCAAATGATGTTTTAACACCTGTAAAATATAATTTCATTTTCTTATCTCCAAGTACAGGATGTCCAGATGTTAATTGCCTCCAGTCTTGTCTTACGCCAGTCTCATGATCTCTATTATTATTTTTTGCTTTAGTATCTTTCCACGATAGAGTTTCGACATCTTCACTTTTTTCAAACCAAGTTGGCGACACTGGTATACCTGTAACTGTAAATATAACAATACTAATAAACACTCCATTAGTACCAAAATCATTACTGGAATCAAGATCTACAATTCTATCTCTTATAATACCGTACTCAGCTTCAGCTGCAGGAAAAGAATCTATAATATTTGAATCAAATATTGTGTCTCTATTTATCTTAACAAAAAATCTACCAAAAAACTCAGGCTTTTCCGTGCTTTGTTCTTCATATAACGTTATTGTTATTTCATCGTTAGCCGCTATTAAATCAGCTACTAGAACATTAGCTTCAGTATCTTTTAATGGTTTTTTAAGTGTAACTTCGTATATTGTCTTTGGATCACTACCAGCGTCTTGTTTTCCCGTTATACCACCGCTAGCTATTTCGTATCTTTCTGTCGTACCACCGGTTGTTGTTATTGTTAGCATACCATCTGACGTAAAGCCCCTTGCAAACACTGGGTTATCTACATCCTTTGGTCCTCTAAACTGAAAAGTAACTCTTCCAACTTCTGGTGGATTAAGTGGACTTTGACTTAACACTTGACATGTAGCCGAGCCTATCGTTTTAATTTCTTTTTTAATATACTCTGGAGCTTCATTTGATATATCTAATACTTTATATTTAGCTTCAGCCGCAACAAATGTGTTTTTATCATGTTGCTTCTTAAGTATTAAATAACTATCTTCAGATACTTTATTTCTCTCTGATGATGGAAAACTTAACCATATGTTACCATCTTCAGCCATATAAAATCTATCTAATGATACATTATAGTATTCGTTAGATGTTTCTTTTACAAAATACTTAAAATGAGTTGCCCACTCTGGAGCATCATTTAACATTTTACACGATAACTTATTAACTGTATCAGCGTATGATTTGTTTATATTTTTAGCTGCTTTTTTATTTGAAAATACAGGTGTTTCTCTACCATATTTATCTATGTAAACCCCACCCACTTGATATGTTCTCATTGACTTTAGCGAAGCTTCTGGAGATCCCACTGTTGTTATTGCGGTCTGCTCTACTGTTGTTTGTATATCAGGTAAGTTTTGTTGTATTATGTTGTAATTTTGGAGATAATTAGCGTATATTAATCTATTAGCTGTAACTTCTTGAGCTTTTGCTAATCTAGGTACATTATCCCACGGTCTTAATATTTGATTAGATTCAACAACACTACCTATGATTTCAGATGTTACCTCATATGACAATGACGGAAATGTACCATCGCCTTTTTGTTTAAGTGTATCAGCTACATAAACTAAGTTGTTTGTAGATTCTTTGTATAATATATCTATCTCATCTACATCAGCTGGTTTTGTTTCAGTTACATTAACAGTTAGTTGTCTTAAATTATTTGACATACCAGTGTTTCTACCATCAGTTGATTTATACTCAAATGGTCCAGGTAAAAACGCTACCTTTGAAAATGGAGAGTACGTTGAGTATTCACCGTCTTTATATTTCCATCTATAAGCAAACCTTACAAATTTATTTTCAAATAAAGGATCTTCACCGTCCAAAGATGCTTCATACGTAAAGTTACCAATAGGCGTGTCTGTAGGTATACTCTGTATTACAGCTTTTATTTGTTGTCCACTGTTAACTAAAGTTTTAACTAAAACCTTTATTATATATTCTTTTTCTATATTATCAGTATCTGTATGCTCAAGTCTTAGCGTTACAATATCACCAACAATAAAACTAGGTGTTGGTGTAAAATTCAATGTTATCTCCTGACCTGATGGTCTAACTGTATTAGGTGTGCCTGCTTGACCATCTGCATCTTCAGTGAAGTCAAAGTTAGTATATACTTTTGTACCTAAACCTATACCAGCTCCAGTTCTCTTTGACGCTGACATAGTTAATGTTGGAGCTTTTAAAGGTGATAACTTAGCTGTGGTAATATCATCTTCCGTAAAAGCAACGCCATTAAAAGTTGTATGAGTGTTAAAGTTTGTTGAGCCAGATTTAAATGATGAGATTTTTATTTTTTTAGGCTCTGTCTGATTATCTGTCCATAATAATAAACCTTCAACAACATTAGCGCCAGTTATTAAATAATCTGAACTATATTTTAGTATGTTGTTTTTGTCTACTAATACAGGTTTTATTTCACTTGTTTCGAAATTATATTCAGCAATAGCACTAACGCCTGTAGCTGCTATAAACCAATATAATTTATCATTTTGAGTATCTGTAACATGTCCAATACATCGGGCATTTGTTAGGTCTTTTATAGAGTTTGAAGAATTACCCCATAGCGTTAATATTTTTGTATTAGCATCATATGACTTACCATCTTTTCTTTGATTACCCACGACATTTTGTACAGACCCAACGTCAGAGCCTTCTGATGTTATAATCTCGACATTTTGAGCATCTCTATACTCACCGTTAGGAACTAGCCTTTCGTCCAAGTCTTTATTCATTCGACCTGCACGAAAATGATGTTTTAATTCTGGCATATCTTATTAATGTTTAATCTGTTTAGATTTACCTCTCATTATTTGAGCCAACTCTTCTGATTTTAAATTACTTAATCTTAATTTAGCTTTTCTAATTTCAGCAAATCTTTCTTTTTTAAATCTTGCAACTAAATACTCTGGTGTATTTGCCTTTGTAGCTAAAACAGCATGTGCTATGTATTTGTACACAGCTTCTTCAGCAAACTTATGGACTTTCATTTCACCTTCTGTAGCTAAAGCATCACTTATATATTTTATTGTTATTGTCTTACCACTTATATTTGAACTAAAGTGTATTCTACCTTTTAACGGATCTATAAAAAATACACCTTTTGACTGAGAAAACTCAGGGTCTAAACCATATCTTCTACCTTCATTTAAAGAGGTATCTGGTTCTGTATCATTATCATCATCAGAATCTTCGCTAACATTAGCTTTATATTTCGTCCATGTGGATGAGTTTTCAGATGTTTGTAAATTACCATCACTATCAAAAGTATATGGATAATTATTATTAGCATCTTCTGTTTCAGATTGTATTATAGATAATGGATTACTTGTTACTCTACTTGGGTGTATTAAATTTTCTAAACCATTTCTATCAACCCAAGACATTTTAACATAATTAACATAATCTTGTGGTAATGGTATTGTTAAACTAGAACCAACATCAACCTCTTGAGATTTTGTAGATCTTAATGTATCGTAACTTAATTCTTGTAGTGCTCTTTGCGCGTGAAAATTAATATCTGGTCTTTTTATTTTTGTAATAATTTTACCTTCACCAACATACGCAACCATAAAGTTATTTACAAGATCTTTAAAACTTACATATTGATAATTACCATAGACACCTAAGTCGTCTGATGTGTTAAAAACTCCATCACTACCCTCATAATACGTTTCGTTTGTTGTTCCTAGTAAAGCCATTTATTATAATTTTTCTTGTTGTACTTTTTGTGTTTCTTCTTGTGATGCTATTTGATACAAGCTAGGGTCTTTAATTACTAACCCAGATAATTCTAATATTTTAATAACCAAATCTGTTTCTTCAGATTCGTGTAATTCAAAATTAGTACTGTTTGTTGAATTGTATAAAGCTTGATCATTTATAATAACATAATCCCATTTTACTTTTGCAGGTTTTGCTATATAATTACAAGTTACAGCTGATGTAATAGTTGTTGGATATACTTGTATTGCTGTTTTAGATGTTTTTATATACACCGGCCTGCTAGTGACTGGCTTGGTTAATGGTGAGTTTATATATTTATTTAACTCATTTTGGTTAAGGTGTTCAACTTCAGTATAACCGGAACCTGTATTGTAACTTACAACACCTAACTTATGTGTAGCTGCGGGCAAAGCGCCAACACCGCCAGCTGACATACTGACATCTTGTCTAAATTTTTCAAATATAGATATTTTTTCTTCTAACATATCTACAATATCAGAATACTTTGTTTCATTACCTGGTAACCTACTAAACTGATTTAAATCATAAAAATATTGCTCAAATATATCCAATTGAGCTTGGTTAGCTAGTAGATTAAACTCTTGAGGTGTTATATAACCTCTTTGTTCTTTGTTAGCTATTGCTAATACTCTTTGATAAACTGTATCTATATTTACTGCCATAATTTCTTTTTTATATAGTGTAGTCACCCCATAGAGATGACTACTCTATAAAGTGATTAATTATTTTAATCTTTTTTCTATACTTTTGTATACTTCTAAACCTTCATCGGTTTTGAAAAATGCTGCAAGTGCAGAATATGGATGTTCTTCAAATGGAACGGTCATAACTTTTCTATTATTACTCGCCCAGTTAAAAGTTCTATTATCTGGAGATAATGTTAATATTCTAGCTTCAACAGCTTTTATACCAAAGTTTCTTAATTCAACATTTTCATCTTGAACTAAATCTATAAATAAACTAGGGTTTTTCTTAGCAAACACCATAAGATCTCTTTTTATTTCTTTTGATGTCATATCACTAACTTTACTACCCTCTTCTACTCTAAGAACAGCTTCAGCGTGTTCTATATCTAGTTCTCTAGCTATGTTAAGAGCTTTTATTTCCAGCTCAATATCAACTAAGTCGTCAGTTGCTACTTGTACTGGATCAAACTCTTGATATACTTTACCATTATCTGGAGAATAATGAAGAAACTTTTGTAATGTTTGTTGATTTTTTGAAATATTTAAAACACCGTCCTCAAAGGTAATATGTGCTAATCTAGCATCACCTTTAAATTCATCAACAAAGGGTGTTTTTTGGTTTTGTGTATATTTTAATTCTCTCTCATAGCCTTTCTCCTCATCCCAGTAAAATACTCCCCTACTTCTTATTGTATATGTTAATGGTGATAAACCATATTTTAACACGTAGGTTCTATCTTTTATTTGCCACTCTGGTTTTACAGCTGTAGCTTGTTTTGTTTTTTCTTTTTTCATAATATAATATAATTAAATAAGTTAAAAAATAAAGGGCTAGGTGCCGAAGCACCTAACTCTTTAAAATAATGTATTAGTTAAGTAACATGAAGTTATTAGCTCCTTGAACAACTAAACATCTTTCTGATAGGTAATGGACCTCCATTGCATCAAGATCAGAAGTGATGTTTCCACCAACTGAACCAGTGATCCAAGTTTTCATTTTTCTATCATCAGTTTGAGACGCTCTGTATCTTACGTGTAAGAAAGGTCTCTTTAAATTTTTACCTAAACCTTCATCGTAAACAGAAGAAACACCAGCTGGGATAACAACCCCTCTAATGTCATTGTCTCCGATTGAACCTCTAGTAACTGCATCGTTTAAGTATTTCCAGTCAGATTTGTAGAAATCATATCCACCTCTTCTGAATCCAGCAAAACCTAAATTTAATGCCATATCCTCATCGTTGTTGAAAATACCATAAGAAGTACCGCCAGAATACGCTGAGTTTAAACCTGCAAGCATATCATCAATAGCTAATGAAGCAGTTCTATTTACATATACCATGTTTTCTTCAATTGCTCCTTGAGCATCGAATTTTTTAAGTATATTGTCAAATGAACCTAAATCCTCAGAAGATGATGTACCTACGATACCACCAGAAAAATGACCTCTATCTTTGATAGCGGCAAATAAACCTTCAGTACCACCCATTGTAGCTGCGATATTTGAGTTAGATGCTCTTTTTTCACCTTCAACACACATCATCTCAAGATAATCAGTGAATCTAGCTCTAGTGTCACCTTCAGCTTTTAGATACCATAAGTATCCAGTCTGACCTGCTTCACCAGTAACTTCGACCCATCCTAATTGAGATGCATCAGAACCAGAAATTTCATATTTTTCTTTTATGATAACTGGTTTGTTAGTGAATGATTTGAATTCTGGAGCGATAACTTCGCTTCTACCACTCGTTCCCTTAGCAAATTCAGATCCGTAAACGAATACAGTAATATTGTTTCCGTTAGCGAACATACTGTCACTTGCTAAAGTTGGTGCAGTGTAAGGATGTACATTAATTGTATTTCCATTTGCATCAACTGAGTTTACTCTACATTTTAATACTTTACCAGCTGAACTGTCGTTGTGAATAACGATAGTATCACCTACTCTTAAAGTATCATGACCAGTAATAGTAAGATTATTACTAGCCGCTTGTGCTACTGTTCCTGTTAATTTAAGGTGTAGCCTACCTTGTTCCGACCAGATAACCTGATCAGATGTCATTGCTTCTTCAGCACCTACCTGAGCAAGAAAACCAGAAATAGTTCTTTTTCCAAATACTTCTGCTTCTTGATCATATAAATCTGGTAAATACTGCTGTGCCCAACCTGCTGTTCCACTAGTTGTAAAATCAATATAGTTAGTGGATAGCGTTTGTTTATTCGGAGCTGGTACGGAATTTAATCCTGCGCCAGCCGTTGGATTTACTGCTGCCATAATTTGTTAAATTTATATGTTAAACTTTATTTTTACTTTTAAAACGGAATTTATTAGAATCTTGTCCGCTAACCACTTTATATTTAACACCTCCAGTTTCTATTTCACCTAAATTTTGTCTAGGTGTCATGTCGATATTTTTAGATCGTGCAACACTTTCTTTAATACCATCTGCCTTTCCTTGCTCATAAAAATGATTAGCAACAGCATCAGCGTTCATAGCTGTAAATAAAGATTTATGATAACCAACAGCGTCTTTCATTTGATTTTTCTTATCAAGAAATGTACCAACGAAATTATTAATATCGCTTTGTGTTTCTTTTACTTTATTTGCATCTTTAACGTTAAATCTATATTTTTTATCACCAACGTTATATTCAAAACCTTTGAAGGTTTTATTAAATAACGTATTAGTTTGTTTATCAAAAACAGATCTTTGTTCTTCTGCTATTTTTTCGGACTCTTTACTTTCCTTATTATATCTATTAAAGAAATCAACAGCTTTTTGTTGTTCAGGCGCTAACTTAGCACCACTCTTAATTTCCGCATAGTATTTAGACTTTAACCCGTCCATGTGGTTTTTAGCATTAGCAACTTGCTCTTTAAATGCTAATTTCTTTCTCTTAACATCTCTTTCTTCATCAACATCTTCATCATATTTAAATGAATCTTCTATTAAAAAACTAATTTCATCATCTGTTAAATGTGATTTAGTTTGCCTATAGTATTCACGAAGCATAGACATGTCGTCATATTTGCTATAATCTTGATTTAACTTTACGTAATCCTCAAGATCACCACCAGTCTCGTTCATAAAGTCTACAACTTTTTGAATATCCTCTGGTAATTGTTCGCCAGTTTTTTCTGCCGCTTCTACAGCTTCTTCTACAGCCTCTTCAACTTTCTCTACTTTTTCTTCAACCTCTTGTTCTGTAACTTCCTCTATAACTGGTTTTTCAGTTTCTTCTTCTTTGTTTTCAACCTCTTCCTTAACTTCTTCAACAACTTCTTCGACTACTGGAGTTGCTTGTTCCTCTTTTACTTCTTTCTCTTTTACTTCTTCCTCTTTTTCTTTAGGTTGCGTTTCATCAACAGGTGGGTTAGACATATCAACCTTAACAGGTTCACTTGTATAATCCACTCTTTTCATAGATGGTTTGTTTTTAACTTTTAATTTACCATCTTCATTAGCCATTTTCGTTTCAACGGCTTCTTGTTTTTCGTTAGTAGTTTCTTTAACTACCTTTTCATTTTTAGCCATAATATAATATTATAAAATTAAACAAATTATCTAGGGTCAAAAGCACCTAGATCAAATCCACCTCCCATTGTATCATTACTTGATTCAAAGTTTTTAGGTGGTGAATCTTTTTTTCTTTGATCTATTAATTCAGATTGTTGACTAGCTTGTATTCTAGTACGCTCGTCTTTGCGATCTTCCTTATTAGTTTCTTTTTGCTTTAAAGCATCTACTTCCAATTGCTTTAATCGCATGTTAATCATAAACTCATGATTCATTAATTCTTTTTTATACATTGCTTCTTGTTGAAGTTTTTGTAATTCTAATTGAGCTTCAACTTGTTCAAGCTGTGCTTTACTTTGTGTTATAGCTTGTTGCTTTTGTATCTCTGCTTGAGCCGCAACTTGTTGTGCTTGAGCGTTTGCTTGTGCTTGAGCTTGTATGTTTTGCTGTTGCATAGCTTGATCTCTTTCTAACTTTTGTTTTCTTCTTACTTTTAAAAGCTCGTTAGCTAATTTTATATTTTTTATTTTTCTTAAATCAATAGCATCCTCTAGTTCTATATTTTCTTTTGACAAAGCAACTTGTATATTGTTTTCCAGCAATTGCTTTTCTTCTTCATCAGGTGTTAATTCAATAAATATACCAAAGTCACACATGTGTAAGTCAACCATTTCTTGTAATGTACCTACGTTATGAGCGCCAATTTGCTGTATAAAAGCATCTTTAGTTTCTGAATATTCTAGTATGTCAGATATTCTAAGTGATAAGTTTTCTGCTAACTCAGACGTTAAATACAAACCACCTTGCAATATATGTCTTGTTGCTACGTTTGAGTTTGCTGCAGCTATCTTTTGTATACCAACTAAAGCGTTTTTATCAGGCGTACTAGCATCTCTAGCTTCATTTAATCCAGTCACATCTCTTATCATTTGTAAATAATAATTATATGTTTGAATTAAGCTTTGCATTTTTGCGCCACCATTACCACTTGCTATTTCTTGAATAGGTACTTTACCAGGATTACCATCACCATCAGATGTTAGTGATCTACCTATAATACTACCAGTTTGGAAAAACATATTTAATGCTTCTTGTGGATTATAGTTAGTACCGTTACCTAAGTCAACTTCTGCTAAACCATCAGCGTCTAAATAAACACCATCAGGAACCATTCTACTCATTACTTGTTGTAGCTTTAAGTGTGTTAATTGAATCATATCAGCAAAACCAGTTATTCTGCTAACTAAAGATTCAATTCTACCCTTGTACATTCTAGGTGCAACGATGTGATAATTTAATTTAACCTTTGTGTAATCACTTTTAGGTCTCATCATATTTTTAGCTAATTCCCATTTAAGTAATTTTTTAGTACCAATTACTAAAACACCTTCATATAAAACTTCTAAAGACCTATTTACTTTTTCAAAATTAGCATCATAAACTTCTGAAGGTGGATTAAAACTATCATCTTTTATTAATATTTTAGAACCTCCAGTAGCTGTTGATTTAACTTTGTAAACTTCATTCATGTATGTTTTGTAATTAAAATACAAAACTTGAATAACATTATTATCAACATCATTACCCTCATATATACTACGGTTAGCGACATGAGTTCTATGTATTGCTTGGTTTGTTATTTCATTTAAATCCTCGTTTGTTAAGTTAGGAAACTGTTTTTTGAGTTCATTTATAGGTATTGTTTTTACCTCACCAACATAATACACGTCATCAAAATAAGGTGATTCAGTGTGTGAATAAACTATATTAGCTGGATCAACGTAATCTATAGTAACACCTTTTGATTTATTATACTCACTTTTAACGCAACCTAAACCCAAAACAGTTAAGTCATAATTAATTCTTTTTCTTGTTAACTCGTATTTATTACCTTCTAATAAAACATTAATAGCTTGTTCTTCAGCTAACTCAACGGCTTGTTTGTAATTAAGCTGCATGTGTAGTTCAAGTTCTTCTTTTGTGTCAGGTAATTCTTCAGCTGGAGTTTCTGCTAACTGCATGTTAAAAGCCTCTTCAGCAAAAGCATTTAATTCTTTAGCTCTCATATCTCTAAGAATTCTTTGCATGTATTCTGTTCTTTTACTAACGCCATACGTGTCAGTTGAAAAAGCTTTTACATCAAATGTTCTTTCAGATATACCATTAACTACTATATCAACAAACTTAGGTATAATAGGCACTGGTTTCCAGTCTAAATTAAGGTATGATAAATCACCATTAATAGATAACTCATCTTTATATTTTTGTATTGATTGTTCTCCTCTTGCATATAAACGCAGCTTGTGAAACTCAGTTTGATTAGTATTAAACCTATTCATACCTGTGTCTCTACCAAACCATTCGTTTTCAATAGCTTGCGCGACTTTTAACCCATACTCTGGACTTATTTTTTCTAAGTCGCTAACTACTTGACTAGGAAAATTAGCTTTTTGAACTGTTTCGGCCATATTATTTTATTATTTGTGATCTTGTACCAGTATTTTTATATTTCGTAAAATTAATATTTACTTTATCTTTTTCTATCTTAGCGTTTGGCCTATATAAATGTCTATTACATGCCATTATTGCTAATCCTGAACTTATTGTTGCATCAAACTTTGTTCTTTTATTTATATCAAACTTTGACCAATCATTAAGTGTTTTATTAAAATATATATTACCATGTGATCCATCTTGTTTTATTCCAACGTGATCTTGAATATACATTTCAATTGCAGCTGCGTGAGCTTGTTTAATATCTTCACTTGAGTTTGGTATACCACCCACTTCCTTTTCAGCTACAGATAATTTATTCCAAACTTTATCAGGTCTATTCATACTAAACCCTCTATAACCTCTTCTTCTAAGATAATATAATAATCGAGGTTTATTATTTTCTGCTAATAACGGCATACCATAAAAATGTAATGCCATTAAAACATCTTCAAAAAATATTTCAGCTGTTTGTGGTCTAGCTAAATATTCTAAGAAAAACATATTAGTAGGCGCATCTTCCATGCTAAATTTGGTTAATCCATGTAACGCTCCTTTTGATCCTTGTCCATCTACTGTTCCTGATATATCATAACTATCACAACCAAAAGCACCCATATGTTCATTGCCAGGGTATTTAATACCATTTTTAATAACTACATTATTTTGTATGTTTGTTTTAGGTACCCAACTAACATTAAATCTTCCTTTTGGATCTGGATAAAATATAACGCTTGTATCTTTAACTCCATTAACCCAACCAAAATTACCAACTGTTGATTGTGCTTGACTATTTGTTTCTTCGTTAAAATCTATTTGCTCATATATTTTAGCAAGATTAAATATACTATTTTTAGTTTCATCTCTAAATGCGTGTTCTTCTGTTCTTGGAAACTGCCTGTAAAACTCATTTAAAGCATCTGGGTCATTTTTTAATCCTTCAACTTCATTTTCCCAGTGATCTACAACACCAACATCTATTAAATCACCATTATTATCAATAACCTCATTATCTGGTGTATCAAAAACTGGCATACCATATTTGTCCATAAACCCTTCATAATTCCACTCCATTGGTATAAACAAACTATATAAACCAGATTTAGTTTGTCCATTTTTATTTCTTTTTGTCACATTAGAATCTCTAAATAATCTTTTAAAATTATCGCCACCTTTATCTAATGCGTTTGATGTACTTCCCATCATACATTTACCAATAACTCTACTACCTAAACGTAAACATGTTTTTGTAACCCTCCAGTTGTTTAATATATTATCAGGTCTTTCCCACTTACCACTCTCATCGTGTACTAGTAAGTTTAATTTTTCTCCATCATAACTGTTATCTCCAGTATTTTTCCAATCAATTGTTGTATCTAAACCTACAATCTCTTCAATTTGCTCGTTCGTTTGAATTTTTTTACGAGTAAACTTTTGAGCCGGAACCCTATATGCAAGTTCGCTTTTTGGTCGATCCATACCATCCTGAATCGGTTTAAAGAAAAACGGGTAATTAACAGATATTGGTACAACTTTATCTGTAAACATCTTCTTAGCATCCCAACCAGATTTTGATAAAATACCATATCTTGCATCACTCGAGATAGTAGCAGCGTTAACTGTCTCCGCGCTTGCCATAAACGAGAAGCCAGATCTTCTATTTTTAAGGTAACATATTCCATAAGCACGTTTATCTGCTTTGCAAGCTTCCCAAAATAAAAAGAATAATCTATTTGATTCTCTAAATTCAGGAGCACCCACATCAATTTTTGACCACTGAAGATACATATAGTGAGTACCGGTAATGTAAGTAGGCTTACCATTATTATTAAACCAAAAACCACTCTCTCTACGGTTAAATTCTTCATTGATATAATTAAACCATTTATCTTTATGTTCATTAGGATAATCTCTCCAGTCAAAAATGGTTTTTACGTTTTTTAATGCTTTAGGATATTCAAACTGCTCCCAATGTTGTTCTTGTTTCTTTTGCGACCTACTATAAACTTTAGTAGATAAAGGCAATGCTATTTTAAGGTTTTGTATTTGATATACTTCACCTATTTGCCCTGTTTTACTTATGACTATAATATCATGCTCTTTATTATAACCGTACTTCCATTTTTTACTTTTATTAAGTCTTTTAAGTGTATTAATTCTTATAGGCTCAATAATTTTATATAAAGTTTGTTTATACATTATTTTGATCTACGTTCAGCAAAACCTTGAAAAGTGTTTTCTTTTTGCGTTGTTGGTTTATCTTCTAATATATTTTTTTCTTCTTCTATACGATTTAATATTTCAAAAGCATCAAATATAGCTAATTTCTTTGTAGCGGCTGCGTTTTTTAATCTATCCGCAGAAATATCCTCATCACTATCAACGATCTCTTCTTTAGCTACTTTTATTAATTCATCAACTGCTTTGTAACCAGCTTGGATTATATTCTTCTTCTTGTCCTTGATATTCATATTTAATTGAAATGTCGTTTATTAAAACTCTATATAATCTTTCACCATCTATAATAAATTCATATTCATTATCGGGTGTAAAACCTACTAAATCGCCGATATTAACACCTTGTATGTCGTTATCGTTATATTTCATAATACCCATTAACGGCTGTTCATTTTCTGAACTAAATTTATCAATTGATTTAATTGGTTTAACAAAACAATACTTAGGAGGTGTTATCCAAGTCACATCACGTTTGTACAAGTATATTTGATCTAAACTTATAGCATACACGTTTTCTTTTACAAAGCTTGTGCTATTTTTTTCCTCACCTCTTATATTATGCCATCTTCTAAAAACATTATGGTGAACTATTATAGTATCACCAACTTGTATGTTAGTTTTTATAAGTATAGGTAATGCCAAAACTTTAGCTTCCCTATTAACATACTGGTGATTAAAAATTTCAGTGTTAACTATTAATTCTTTATCACCAATTTGTTTTGTATTATTATATCTTTCACCTATTGGCTCAATAATAAAATCATAAAGACTACGCATTAATACTCTAGATTATACTCTACAGATACAGCCATGTTTTTATTAAAATCCTTCCAAGGTAAAACCTCTTTATTCTTTTTAATATAAATACTGTACTTCGTATCCTCTTCTATTATATCACAAATTGTATGCCCGCCGTAAACCTCTTGGCCAACGGCGTAATGCATAGCTTCATTTTTATAATCTTTACCAATACTTATCTTACGTATTAGCTTGCTCATCTTCAGGTATTTCTTGTACTGTACCGTCTTGAATGTTAATACTTACCTTACCATATTCTTCTTCCATTTTATCTTGGAACTCTTTGAGTCCTTTTTGAAGTTGTGGTATTGCATTAACAAGCGTGTGCTTTTGAGATTCTAATTGACCCAATTGCAACTGTGCGTTGTTAATTGTATTTACATGCCTTTGCAATTCTTCTAATTGCTCGTCAGTGATTTTTTCTACTTTTTTATTCATAATTAATTAAATTTTAGTTAAAATTGTACTTTATTACTATTACACAAATAATAGTATTCTTAATAACCTATTGTCATAGTGTATTAAGCGTCTGCCATACCTTTATAAAGATCCATTGCTTTTGCAGCAACGTAAGCCTGTTTTACAGGGTTTTTAGCGCTATCTTTCAAGTCCATATCAAATGATCCACTTATTGAGCAGATATGATTGTTAGGATTTGCATCTCTAGCAGCTTTATCTTTATAAACATTTGCGTGCCAATTTCCAATTGTAGTTTGTGTCCACCTATCAGCTTTCACTTCAGGGGTTTTAATTGTACCATCAGAATTGTACACAGCTGCAGTCTTTACGTAATTCTCAGAATTACTATTGCAACTCCAATTTACGCTTGATATTTTTACATACGCATCTGCTACTGCGATGCCTTTGTAATCATATGATCCTTTTAATGCCATGTTTTTAAATTTAAAGGTTAAACAAATTAGCTGTTGCCAGCTAAATATCTTATTACTTGCTTTCTAACGCTTTTACTCTAGCGAGTAAATCTTCGTTTTGAGCTTTAAGTTCTTTTATAGCAGCTGTTAGTAGTGGGACTATAAAGCCGTGGTCAATACCTTGATAACTAGGTTTGCCGTTAATCTCTTCGTCCTTCTCACCAGTTATGGCTTGTGGCACTACCTCTTGAGCTTCATGGGCTAAGAAACCATCTACAGTAACATCAGGATTATTTATAAAATTGAATCTTTTAGGTTTTAAATCACCTATTCTATCTAATGCACCTGTTAATTCTACTACGTTTTCTTTTAACCTGTAATCAGAAGATGTACTATAAGTTGTGCTGCTAGATGCTGCTCTAATATAACCAACCGCGGTAGTTGATGTTGATCCATAAAAGAACTGTATTGCAGAAGGACCATATATAGTATTAACTTGATGTATATCTAAAGATGATGCGCCAGAAGCTGTGCCTGATGTTTTAATAGACATTGTAGTTGCGCTCGTACTACCAACATTACTAATAGCTAATGCTTTAGTTGCTCCGTCACAAGTTACCGCTGAAGTACCTGAAGCTGAAATACCACCAATAACATTAACACCTGTATCTAACGTTTGTAGTTTTGCGCTATTATTGTAGTATAATTTTACCTCCGCGTCTTCATTGCAGAATATCATGTTTTCACCACTTGGTGCTTGTAATAAAATGTGATTTGACCGTATTATTAAATCTGAACTAACATTTGAATCACTTATATAACTATTACTACCATCGTGATATAATTGAAGATCTTGACTTGAACCTAAATTTATTTTTTTAGAATCAGGTATGTATAAAGGCTGCGTAAACGATACAGATCCAGATGAGTTTATTGTAACTCGCTCTAAAAAACCATCAGAGTCTCTAGTAGCAAACATTAAAAGACCATAATTGTTAGTATGGTCAGTGTATCGACATCCCATGCTCGCACTTCCTCCTTGATCAGCACCATCGTTAAATGAAATCAAAGAGTGGTTATTGTTAGTTTGGTCAGTATTAGTTAAGCACATTCTATATGAAGCGTCATTACCAACAGTTGTACTAGAACCAGAACCTGAAACTACTAGGTTAGTCCAGGGGCTTGCATTTCCAATTCCAACTTTACCGTCATTTTTTAAAGTCATTTTAGTTGAACCAGCATAACTAAAAGCTAGATCAGTAGTACCATAAGCATGTATACCAAAATAATCACCGCCCGTAAAATCTCCATTAGAACCATCCATCCATATTACAGCCCCATTACTATATTCACCTAATCTAACAGCTGAAGTTCCTTGTGTCGTTGTGATATCCCCTGCAAAAGTTGCGGCTTGAGTGGACAAGTTTATTGACAATGGCGTTACACTTGAAGTTTTTATATTAAAATTAGTACCAGAGGCCTCTAGTATAGGGTCTAAACCACCACCAGCTAAATTGTTAAATGTTAATGTTGGTGTAGACTTTGCTATTGTAACATCCCCTCCAAAAGCTGCATTACCGTCCACATTAAGTGTGAGATCTATGTCAACTGTACCGTAAAATTGTACAGCAGTACCATTAAATATTCGCATATTAGAACTAGCACCACCACCAATATATAAATCATCTCCCGCGCCAGCAAAAACCGTACTTGCATTAGTACCACCATTACCTATTATTACTTGACTATCCGCATCTGGGTTTATTGTTACCTGTCCGTTAACCGTAACAGCATCTGCAAAAGAAGCACCACCAGCCACTGTTAACAATGACGCATTAGATGTATCTATACGCATTCGTTCAACACCACCGCCAGTTTGCCATATAAATCTATTCTCTGAAGCAGTATCACCGTGATCTTGTGAAAATATAACACTACCATCAGTGTTGTTTTGATATAAAGAAAAAGTAGAACCTCCAGTGAATCTGCAATATAAATCCCCAGTATCTTTTACACTTAATTTATTAGGTGCTGATGGATCACCAATTCCAACATTGCCGCCACCTGTAATTGTTAATCTCTCTGTTTCATTAGTGCCTAAAGATAAATTTCTTCCGCTTGAATTATGATACAGTGCGGTTGTGGTTGTGCCCATTG